GGAAATTTAGTTTTAGCAAAAAGTACATCAATAATTTGCCCATAAGCTGCAAGTACTTTTGTTTTAGTTACTTTAATAAATACACGAGAGCGTTCTGCTTCTGTGAATTGTACGTCTGAATTGTACAACCCACGATAATTTCGGTAGGCTTGTAACCAACGAGCCTCATCGGATTGCTGACGCCAATCTTTAGACTTTAAATAAGAAGCTTTAATATGAGAAACAATCTCATTTAAATCACTATCATCTGCGCCTTCTTCTAAAGCGTAACCGATTTGTTCTTCAAAATCACCGCTGCTGTCTGTCATGTATTAGTACCCAAAGGTTTGATCTGCTATAGGAAAACTTGCTTTTTGTGCAGCAGGATCATAATCAAAAATATCGTGTCGTGGTCTACTCATTATACCATATCTAAGTGCATCGTACAAATGATCTTCCGATTTAGTATCTACATCTTCTGGATTCTTTTTATCTAGAGGTATAGAAGGAAACTGTGATACAAGATTAACGCAAGTATCAAAAACTACTAAGCTTGGCTGTTCATCTTCATTCTCATCCTGTAACCGTCTATGTATTTCATTCTTTCCTGCTATGCGACTTCCACCACTTCTATCACTGGGCTTCCATCTACACCCTACCATAATCATTTGTTCTGCAAGGCTTGGTCCTGTATCGCCTCGTTTATGCCAGCAGGAACTATCTAACACACCGTACATAATCTTACCGTCATCTTCTTCTAGCTCTAGTACCTTGTAAGCTAGATCACGAGCCAGTACCTTAGATACATAAAGCTCTCGGTAAACGATCAGTTGACCATCAGGAGCTAAAGCAAACCAAACTACTGCGGACTTTGAACCATACCCATAATCGCAAGCTCTAAACTTAGGAAAGTTTTTAGGTATCTTATACGCTGGTACAACATGTTTGTTTCTGTCAAACTCTGGAAACGCTGAACCTTCTGAAACATCCCAGTTACCGTCTAGTAATCTTTTCCTTTGATGCTCCGGCAATGAAAGCAACATCGTTTCATAGTCGCCACTTTCTGCCAAGTACGGATTATCAAAAAGTTTAGCAGGAATAAACTGCCTTTTAAATAACGGCTTGTATTCCTTAGTATGACCTTTAGGATACTGCAACGTATTGCCCGACTCATCCGTAGCCCAAAAAGGTTTATTAGGAGTACTAGGATCAAGGAAATACTTTTTTACCCATACATGCCCTGCGCCACCGGGGTTTGTTGTAGCCCGCATAAAAACAGGAAGATCAGATGCAGCAGACCTCAACCTTGACCGTAGGTAGTCCCAAGCAAATGGCGTGGCCCACTGCGTTAGCTCGTCAAAGCCTATCCAACAAAAAGACAAACCCTGATAGCGTAGTACATCTTCATCTCTATCGAGATAAGACAGCCACAATCTGCCACCAGCAGGGGAAGTCCACTGCATTTTTCTTTCTGACCATTTGATGCCGGGAATAATCTTTGGATAAAGTTCTTGTGATTTCCAAATAAGTTCCCTAAGTTCTTCCGTAGTTTTACGAAGTAGCAAGCCAGAAAATTGAGGATGAATTAAATACCTTAGTGGATCAGCAAGCATAGCGTAACTTTTGCCACCACCTGCTGCACCCCCATACAAAGCCTCGCGTACACTAGTAGCAAGAAAGTCTGTCTGTGGGCCTACGTTAGGTTTAAAAACTACATTGTATTCTTCATAAGATATCTGTGTAGTAGTATCAGATGTAACTTCTTTAATCTTAGGCTTAGGCGGCTGCTCCGCTTTCTTCTTTGCTGCCGCTTTTTTCTTTCGAGCCTGTGTGCTTGACTTCAAGTTCTTCAAGCTTCGTGAGGGCTTTTTTATACGTGGCAAGCCAGTTGCGGTAAGCTTTAGCTTTATTTTTTCTTTTTCTTTCTGTGTTGACTCGCTTTCGGAGGCCAACATGGGAAATTGATCTTCCAGTTTTGTCACTTAACCACCTTGCAACTTCTCGGTATGAATATTCTTTTACGTATTGTCTAGCTAAATCTAGTGCTTCTAACTCTAGATAGACAGGATCAAGTATGTCTGCATCTTCTGCATTAGGTACATAACCAAAAGGAATAGTACGACTAATCCTAGGTATCTGCATCCAGTTACCTTCATCATCACGCAACCCTACAGGGTCAGGTAATGTATAGTAAGGTAAGCTACTCTTCTTCGTCGTCAACTTGCTTCGGTGGCAACAGCATAATACCGTTAGGTGCTGCCACTTCTACTTTGTCCGTCTTTTGAACGCCCACTCGATCCAAAATTTCAGTGGCCGCTTTAAGTAAGTTTGCCGTACCCAGTTGACCGGGGTCACGTAGAATTCCTGTGATACCAATTGCAGCACGAGGAGCGTTGAGCGCCAGATATTCTTTAGTGAGTTCAAGTACTTCATCTTTTAATGTTTTAATAACCTCTCCAACACTTGTGCTATCGCTGTATCCAGCTAGTCGTTTTGCTTCGTTAAAGTCACCATTGGCTTCGTGAAAGATTACACGTAAGAAAGCTTGTTGTTTTTCTGTGTATTCACGTTGTGTCATTTTTTCATGCTCCTATCACCAAACCACCAAGTAACAGCAGTAGTAGTTAAAAATAGTATCTGATTAGAAATTTCTCTTTTAATGGTAGGATCACCTATAGCTTGAATAAATACATAAGCAGAAAAACCTAGTAGCATAAAAGTTAGTATAGGACGAACAAACCTAAGAATGTTACCAATTACAGAACCACTGTAAGAAGCATCATGTGCATAAGAAGCTGTCTTGATAGAAGCAGCAGCATTTTCTTCTGCAATTGCTCTTTCACTTTCTAGCTCTGCACTACGTGCTTCAATTTGCATTTCTTGAAGCTGTAGCTCTTGAGTGAACTCAAGCTGCATTTTCTTAAGCTTTTGTCTAGTCTCTAAGAACCTACCTGCTTGACCAATGATACTACCAATAATGCCGGTAGCGCCACCAGTAAGAACAGAACCTAAGATTTCAAACATATAATCACCATGTTGCTTCTTTAGGACGGTTATCTACATGAACAAAAGAGTTATAGTTAATACCTAACCCTTTAAAACCCACAGCTTTAGCTGCGTATATAACCGCTTCTTTATCTTGTTCATGTAAAGAAATATCAAATGCAGTTGAAGGATTGTTTTCTGTTGCCCTATGTTGACTTTGCGGGGCACCTCCTACCCTAGCATTATGTATAGGACACCTACATGCGCTGTTAAGAGTAATAGGTTTACCTAATAAGTCTCTTAAACTTTGTAGTTTAGTTAAGGCTTCTTGTTGTACATACGCAGAGTTACAACCACACTTACAGGCTATCTCTTGCCAAGTAAAAGAGGACGTAGCTTGAGCGGTAGGAAGAACTTCACCTTTAAAAGTAGTGATCATCTAGCTACCTATTACTGTCCAAAAAATAGTAATAACAGCAATAACACTTGATAATGTAGATAACATAATAAGACTTTCTAATCTTTTAATTCTACCAACTAAACTATCTAGTTGCTTTTCCATAGTAGTATATCTAACGGCGCATTCGCGCTCATGAGCAGCTAGTTCTGCAGCCACAATAGTAGGACTAATATTCTCATTAATTTCCATAACTATGCGCTATCTAAGTTATTTCTTTTTCTTACCCATAACAGAACCACCATACATGTAGTTTGAAGCACCGTACTTCTTTTTCATGCCGCCCATATTCATGGCAACACCGCGACCCTTAAGAACATCTTTCTTTGTAACTTTACCGTCACCAGTTAGATCAGGAAAGCCACCCTTAGCTAACTTTTTAACAGGTTTCTTTTTTGCTACACCACCTTTGTTATAAGTAGACTTTGCTTTCTTTAGGCCACCTTTACCAAAATCAACTACAGATTCCATAATTTTTGCATCTTTTAATTCTACTGAACCTGACTTAAAGTCTTTGCCACCCCTAGCTCCGCTAATACCAAACTTCTTTATATCTTCTTGAATTGCTTTAGGCATACTTTTTGCTGCTGCTGCTTCGGCTGGGCTTGCTGTACCTGCAGCTACCATCTTTTTAAACTTTTTTGCTTCTTTAATTCTTGCAGGAAGACCGGCTCTTACACCCCTTGCTCGTGCGCCCTGCATACTTGTATACACTGCGCGAGTCGATTTCCCCGCTCCTGAAGTTAATTCAGGAACACCTTTGCGAGCGCCGCCAGTAAGAGCTTGAATACCAGCAGATGTCATTTTCC